CGGCTCCGAATCTGTTACAATACGATGGTACGGTGATTCAAAACGAGTCACACGAGGATAAGTAACCACTAACCGCACCAACCTTATAGGAGTGCAAACCATTACTGATTTAACCGCCAAGCAAGAAGCATTCTGCGAAGAGTATTTAATAGACTTGAATGCCACTCAGGCCGCTATCCGTGCGGGCTACAGCGCAGGCACGGCAAATGTAATAGGCTGCGAGAACTTAACGAAACCTTATATAGCAGATAAAATTGCCGAGCTTAAAGCTGAAAGGACGGCTAGGGTGCTTGTGGATGCTGACTACGTGATAAACGGACTGTTAGACGTACATAAGCGCTGTATGCAAAAGGAGCCTGTCATGGAGCGCGTGGACGGCCAACAGCAAGAGTCAGGCGAGTTCAAGTTTGAGCATTCAGGCGCTAATAAATCACTTGAGCTGCTAGGCAAGCACTTAGGAATGTTCGTTGATAAGAAAGAGATCAGCGGGCCTGATGGTAAGCCGGTTCAAATAGATTCAATCTTTGAGTTTATCCCAGTGGATGCCAAGAGTTGAGCAAGCGCATTAAGGTTGAGTACGTCAAGAACCTTTACCCTATCTTCACCAAACCAAAGCGAATAAAAATAATAGTCGGCGGCAGGGGTTCAACCAAGTCTACAGGCGTGGCTGATTATGTAGCGGCAAAGATGTCAGTGGGTGAATTGTGGTGTTGTGCAAGAGAGAATCAAAACTCAATCGAAGAATCAGTACACAGAACGATCCTTGATGAGGTGGCCAGATTAGACATTGACGGCTTTGAAGATACCAAGACATCAATAAAACATACTACTGGTGGGCGGGCATTCTATCGAGGACTGGCAAGAAACATCACCAGCTTAAAGTCTACACTATCGGGTATCGATGGATTGTGGATTGAAGAGGGTGAAGACATATCCGCTAACACATTAAGAGTATTGACGGCCTCAGTCCGGTTGAATGCTTTAGACTCACAGCGCAAGATAGCTGGCGAAGTAGTCAAGATGCCTGAAATCATTATCACAATGAACAGGGGCGCAAGAACAGGGGCAGTGGCTCAGAAATGGTTAGAGCGTGCCGAGAGGGACTTACAGCGGTGTGGCTACTATGAAGATGATCTAATCATGGTTGTTGAGATGAACTATACTGATATGCCTTCGTCGTGGTTTGAGGCGTCTGGGCTGGAAGAGGAAAGGCTTGATGACGAAAAGAAGCTATCCAAAGCAGCGTATGACCATAAATGGCTGGGGAAATACTTGGATGAAGTTGAAGACTCTATTGTTAAGCCTGAGTGGTTTGATGCTGCAATCGACGCGCATAAGATTGATCGGTTAAAGAGCGCATTCACACCAAGGGGCGCTAAGTTCGCATCACACGACCCATCCGATGCTGGTAATGACCCTAAAGGCTATTCATTGCGTCATGGATCTATATACCTGAAGATATTAGAGAAGACTGACGGCGAGATTGACGAAGGCTGTGATTGGGCTACAGCTATGGCTATTCGGGATGGGGCTGATTGGTTTATATATGATGGCGATGGCATGGGTGCCGGATTAAAGCGCCAGGTATCAACGGCATTCAGTGGAAAGAAGATGCGAACTCACATGTTTAGGGGTTCATTGTCGGGTATTGGTCAAGATAACGCCAAAAAGATATACTTGCCGACAGATAACGACGTGTTAGGCGATAAACCCAAGACTTACGCCGATACTTTCACTAACAACCGATCACAATATTCTATCAGGACGGCGAATCTGTTTTATAATACTTATCGATGCGTAGTTAAGGGCGAGTATGTAGACCCTGAAGATATGATTAGTATTGACTCTGATGGTGTTGAGTCTATTGATAGATTGAGATCAGAGGTTTGTAGAGTGCCAAGGAAGCGAAACAATACCGGCTTGATTCAGATAATGAGCAAGCAGGATATGAAGTCATTAAAGATTGAATCCCCTAATATGTGGGATTGTATTACGATGAATCAATTTCAGCCGCCCACCAAGAAAGACTGGGGCGAACTTAGCTACCAAGAGATGAGCATAGCCTAATGGCAGAGATGACTGAGAACGACCTACTTGCACAGATAGCAGAAGCTGAGTCTGATGCTGTAGCTTTTAATGGCGAGTTCATGGGTGACAATGAGAAGCTGTTAAAGCAGTATCTCGGCAGACCCTATGGAGATGAGGTAGAGGGGCGCTCAAGGGTAGTATCCACTGACATTTCTGATGTTGTTGAGTCTGATATGCCATCACTGGCGCGGGTGTTCCTTGGCTCTGGCAATGTCGTCACCTTTCAGCCTAATACTGATAACGAGGCTGAGATTCAAGAGGCAGAGGACAAGACCAAGTATATTAACTGGATTGTGCGCAACCAGCCTGAATCATTCGCCATCATTCATGGGTGGCTGAAGGATGCCGAGATACAGAAGATGGGTGTCTTGAAATACTTTATTGAAGACACGCTAGAGACCGAGGAGGTTAAGTACACGGGCGTTGACGCCGAAGAGTTAGAAGGTATTATGGACTCCTTGCGAGGCGAGGACGTTTCAAAGGTTGAGGTTATTGGGCAGAGTCAAGATGAAGTGAGTGGCCAGTTTGATATTGAATTCAAGGTAACTAAGGGAGAGCAGAAGGTTTGTATTGTTAATGTCCCAACCGAATCCTTTTTAATTAGTCGTAATTCATCCGGCCTTGAAGATGCTGAGATGGTCGGCGATAGAATGCTAAAGACGCGCGGTGATTTAATCGCTGAAGGTTTTGATCGTGACTTAATCAACCAACTACCCTCATTTGAAACTGACAAACTCAATCAATCAACAATGAAACAGATACGCTTTAGGGATGAAGGCGGCGACTTTGACAGCACTATATCGAATTGGGCCTCTCAAGAGGTCGAGATTATAGATATGTCTATCCGTATAGACTTTGACGGTGATGGTATTGCTGAGCGTAGGCACATTGTTAAATCAGGCAATCATGTATTAGTGAATGAGCAGTTTGAGCACGTACCCTATGCGATGATCAGCACTGTATTAATGCCACATAAGGCTATTGGCCGGTCAAGGGCGGAGCTAACCCAATCTAATCAACGTGTTAAAACAGTCGTATTGCGTCAAACCTTAGATAACCTCTACTTTGTCAACAACGCTAGAAACGTGGTTAGCGATCAAGTCAACCTTGATGACATGCTAACAGTTAGACCTAATGGGATCGTGAGAACTGAGGGCAATGTTCAAGAGGCTGTATTTCCTTTAGTCACTGAGTACATCGGCGATAAGTCATTGCAGATCATTCAATATTTAGACTTTGCCCGCGCTCAATCAACCGGAACACTGATGGCTTCACAGGGCTTAGACGCTGACGCGCTAGCTACTGAGACGGCCACAAGGTTTCAAGGCGTACAGGATGAAGGTACAGCCAAGATTGAGTTGGTTGCTAGGGTTATTGCTGAGACTGGCTTTCGTAAGTTGTATGAGGGCTTGGCATGGCTAACCTCACGCTTTCAAGATACCGAGACAGAGTTTCGAGTATTGGGGAAGGCTATGAAGGTAAACCCTTCAGGCTGGAAGTATAAGCATCATGTCGAGTCTAATGTTGGGCTGGGTGCTGGTGATAATGATCAGTTAGTCGGCGCACTACAGGGCATTTATGGCATTCAACAACAGCTTAAAATGCAAGGCTCATCATTAACCGATGAGAAAGACATTTATAATACTTTAGATAGAATCACTAAAGGGCTAGGCCTGCCTAATGTCGATGAGTTCTTTAACAATCCTGAAGAGCCTGACGAACTATTGCGGGCTGAGAATGAAATACTTAACAAGGCACTGCTAGAAGCACAGCAGATGGTTCAGCAATTACAAGACCCACTTTCTAAAGCGGCTGAAATCACGGCGCAAGGCAAGCTAATAGAGGCGCAAGGTAAGCGCGAGCTTGATGTGGCAACAATGTTACAAGATGCCAAGGAGTTCCAAGAAGAGATGAAGCTTGAGGTTGCTAAGCTTAAAGAGGATGCGCGGCAGGCTAATATGAAGACGGCGACAGATTTAACGAAGCTTGAGGTTGAAACCGGCGTCAATGTCCCAGGTTCGTCAGTATGAGCAAAGGTAGCAGTAGGCGACCGATAGCGGTAAACTATAAGAACTTCAGTGATAATTGGGATAAACTATTTAAAGGTAAGCAGAATGACGCCAGAGGAAGAGACAGCAAGGGGCAGAGAAGCAGCCCTAGTGCTAGAAAATGTAGTGTACAAGGAAGCGATGATTGTACTGAAGGCGAAATTAATGCAGATGTTTCAGGAAACGACTCATGACCAATCTGATGAGCGTGATGAAGTATGGCGCAAGATGCAGATGATGGACTGGCTAGAGCGTCAGCTTGACTCAGTAATGAAAACCGGCAAGATGGGCGAAGAAACCCTGAAGCTACAAAACAACCAGCAATAGGATTAAATTATGACAGACCAACGGGCAACCGAGTCTACAGAAGCAGAAATTTTAGCAAGAATGAAAGCACTACGCACTCCAACGGAGCCGAAAGGCCAACCCGAAGATGGTGAAGTGGTTGATGTCTCAGTTGAGACGCCAGAGGACGATAATGAATTGCAGCCTGAAGAGGTAGAGCAGCAGACAATCGCTGATCAGACAGATGATTCATTGACTGAAACTGAAGAGTTAGCCGAAACCTTAGAAGCTGATAGCAGCGAAGAGGAGTCTCTATACCTTGATTTAGATGGGGAAGAGATTAGCCTTGATGATGTTAGGAAGTGGAAAAAGGGGCATATGCAAGAGGCAGACTATACGCAGAAAACCCAGAAAGTCGCAGAGCAGCGCAAGTCTTTAGAGGCAAGCGAGGCTAAGCAACAAGGCGCACTTAATGATCTGCAATCACATATCGATTTAATGACCGGCATGCTTGATTCAGAGTTTGAGGGTGTTGACTGGGATGAATTGCGTGACCTTGACACAGGTGAATACTTAAAGCTTAAAGAGAGGAAAGAGGGTAGGCAAGGTAAGATTAATGCGGCTACAGCCAAACGGCAAGAGTTGCAGAATTCTCGGTTATTGGAACGGCAGACAGCAGGTAATCAGGCATTGGTGGCGTTAAATCCCCAATGGATTAAGGATGGGCAAGCAACCCAAGCTTATAATGATGACCAGAAGTTTTTGGCTGCTTTTGCAGAGGATAATAAGCTTACCAAAGATGATATTGCTTCGGTATTAACGAATGGCAGCATCATGCAAGCAATGATTGACTCAGCTAAATACAGGGCCAATATTGCTAAAGCCCCCGCTATCGCTAAGAAGGTGAAAAAAGCGCCGGTAATTGTCAGGGGTAAACGAGCGACTGCGAATAACGTCAGCCGACAGATTCAAGCGGCGGAAGCTAAACTGAAATCGACAGGCAGAATGGAGGACGCATTGGCGCTTAAAAAACTGAAACGTCAATCAACTAATTAAATGGTGAAACACAATGGCACAACCAGCAGATACATTCTCAACATATGACGCGATTGGTAATCGTGAAGACTTGAGTGATATTATTTATGATATTTCTCCTACTGAAACTCCGTTCATGTCCGGCATTGCTCGCGTTCCTGCGACTGCTACCCTGCACGAATGGCAAACAGACGCACTAGACACAGCGAGCGCGTCTAACGCCGTGATTGAAGGCGATGACGCGACCACAACCGCAGCGACTCCTTCAGTTCGACTTGGCAACCGCGCACAAATTAGCGACAAGGTTCCTCGTGTTACTGGTACTCAGCGAGTAGTAGACTCGGCGGGTCGTGGTGATGAATTTGATTATCAGATTCTTAAGTCGTCTAAAGCTCTTAAGCGTGATATGGAAAGCGCCTTGCTAGCTAACAACGCAGCTGTAGTTGGTAATGATACGACTGCTCGTGAGCTAGGCGGCATCGAGGCTTGGATTGCTACTAACGATGACTTTGGTGCTGGCGGTGCTTCTGGTAGTTTGGGTACTACAGCCCGAACTGACGGAACACAGCGAGCCTTTGCTGAATCTGATCTTAAAAGCGTTCTAGCTTCCTGTTTTGATGCGGGCGGTGATCCGAACATGATCATGGTTGGCTCATTCAATAAGCAGGCAATGTCGGCCTTTAGTGGTAATGCTACTCGCAACACTAATTCATCTGATCAAACCTTAAACACTGCGATTAAGATTTATGTTAGTGATTTTGGCGAGTTGCAGGTTCAGACTAACCGATTCCAGCGTTCGCGTTCAGCCTTGGTGCTTGATATGGATATGTGGGCAATGGCTACGCTTCGGGAATTCGACCAAACTCCACTAGCGAAAACTGGTGATTCTGATCGCGTTCAGATCATATCTGAATATACTCTTGAATCGCGTAATGAAGCGGCTTCGGGTGGCGTGTTTGATTTAACCACATCATAATGTGAGGGGCTTCGGCCCCTTTTGGAGTTTTTAGCATGGCTAGAAAAATACAGGTGGTGGTTATCCGCAATATCTGTTCAGAGGCTGATGGGATTGTGCGTTCGGGTGGCACTGCCAACCTGACCGGCAAGGAGATGGAGCATTTTCTCCGCGTTGGTGCTGTAGAGCGCCCTGAGTTTGTCGCTACTGATATTGATGATGCCCCAAAAAAGGGTTCGCGCCCTGATCATTCACAGGTTGAAGGAGGTGACGCATGAGCGCCCCAGACTTACTTAATACAACTTTAAACTTTTACATTGCTGACATCTCAACAGCAGGACAGACCTATGTGCCTATCCCAGTAGGCTTTGATGGTACGGTTGTCGAGATCCGAACGGCTTTAAACGGTGTTATCACCACGGCAGACGCAGTATTAACGCCAAAGGTTAATGGTACAGCTATGACCAATGGCGCTATTACTGTTGCTTTTACGTCGGCTGCTTTGGGTGATGTTGATACTTCTTTCCCTACTGGTGCGAATGCTGTGCGCGTAGGTGAAGCGGTTGAGATTGAGACGGACGGCGGTTCTACTGTTACTGCCCCTGTCTTTGGTACGCTTGTCATTCGGAGATAAATATGAAGCGCATTCTGGACTTTGATGCCCATACTGGCTTGACTCAAATCTATCACGGTAATAGTGATGGTTCTTTTGCTATTCAGACTGTACAAGATGTGACGCCCTTTTTGGGTGATAACACAGCGGCGAGAAACAACGCCTCTACAGGCTGGAAAGGTGAATTTCATGAGGTGGCTAGCATTCCCCCATTAGTGTGGCATATGTGGTGGAAGGAATTGGGTGATGACCCAGGTGCGCGACGTAATAAAGTATGGTTAGCGGCAAAACTAAACAGCAGTGAGTTTAGCGGCCTTAGAACAAAAGAGGGCAGAATATAATGTCTTTGGATACCTACACCAACTTGAAGAAAGAAGTTATCGATTTCTCCCACAGGGGCGACCTTGATTTAAAGATTGATACCTTTATTGATATGGCAGAGACAGAGATGTTCGCCAACGCTCAAGAGGTGCTAAAGATTCGAAGTTTAGAA